CCTGTAACGTACACAAAGGCAATGCCTTCTACGGAAGCTTGCCCTATCTGACCTACCGCTTCCAATCCTATCGGAGACACGGTTGCTGTCGCAATAACGGATACTGTTCCAACAGAACTTGTTGCTTCTAGTCCGGTGACAGGTGCGTTTGATTCCGCAATAACGGTGACAGGACTTACTGCTCCCGTACCCGCAACACCTATGGCCGCAATGTTCGCCTCAGCAATTACCGTAACAGAGCCAATCGACCCGGTAGCGGTAACGCCCTCAACCACAACATTCGCATCTGCAACTATTGATATAGTGCCTATGTTTGCCGTTGCGCTTGGGAGCCCTTCATCCTGACCCCACGAACCACCGCCCCAACCTTGGCTGGATGAATTCCAGCCTTTGAAGTAGACGGTTACATCAGTCATTACGCTATCCGAATGATAGCATTACTGGCGTCAGCAGTCGGGAAAACAATGGTAAAGTCACCCGCTGTAGACGTTTTATCCGAACCAAAATCCAGCACAATTACAGACGGGTTCGTTAGAGCCACGGATGTAGTGTTAGGGGTAGAATTGTAGATCAAAGCCCCTCGTGCGGTTATTGTTGCGGCGGTGAAGGTTTCATCCGCAAAGTCGGTCAGCGCAGTGGTACCGGACACAGAAGGATTGACTGGCGTAAGCGCCTGGCCACCTGTTGTATATCCAGAACCGCTGGCAACTTCGTTTGAGGTAGTGTACGCCGTAGTAGCTGCATTAAGAGTAGCTGCGCTGGTGTACAAGGCGAGTAAAAATGTATCGCCCGTGGATGAGTCGAAATCGTGAGCGCCGTAAAGCAATTCTTGCTTAAAGCTGCTACACATATAGTTGCCTGAAAACGCCATGGCTACAGTCTCCTTATGAGTTCAGCAAGCTCTCTATGGCCTGCATGGATTAATTCATTGTACACCGTTGTTCTATCACTTTTGATAGCTTCACGCATATAAACTTCAAGCACTTTGACCATGTCCTTACGAAAGGCATGAGCCTGTGCTTTTATTGCCTCGGGCGCAGTTTCGCTAATAGCTAAGATCTTGTGCGCACATCGTTCTGCAATTTCTTCTGGAGTAAACCCGCGCTTATCCGTGGTGTGTACCTCAACGTTAAACGCTGTGTTTGTTTGCAAAGCAGAAAAAGTCATTGTTTCGGCCTAATTAGTTTTCCGGTACGGTATTCGTCCGTTACTTCTTTAGATTCACCCAGCATCTTCATGCCCATAACGGCTTCACCAAAGCGTTTTTCGTACATGGCCAGCATGTCAGGCTCACCCTTCATGTAAATGTAGGCCTCCATCAAGCTTCCGTACAACATAGCTATTTCAGCGTTTTCGCTTAGCCAGGTTGTCGCTGTATCGGCACCCGCCGTTAAACTGGCAGGCCGGTAGAAATAATGTAACTCTACCGCGTAAGACGCGTCAGGTGTTGGCCCAACAATGAAGTTGTTTATGTCAAAAACAGCGTAATAACGAGGGTCACCTGTGGTAGCCGCATCGGGATTAAACGATTGAACAAAATCAACATCTTTAAAGTCTAAAAACACATGGTCCCCGCTGGAGTCCACAAAAGACAACGCAAACGAGGCAAGGTAGTCGCTAGGACAGGCCAAATACTTGTTGGACCCTGTCAGAGCGCCGCTAACATTCTTTTTAAACAAGCTGAGCTGGACGTTTTTAAGAATCCGCTCTTCTGCCTGCCGGATAAATAGGGGCAAGTTGTTGACGAAGGACGTTTCGTCGTTTTCGGTGTAATCCTGAATAGCTTGCTTCAGTTCTGCGTATGTGAAACTCATGTAACCACCGTTATTTGTCCAACCTGACCGAAGCCTTGTACGGGCCGCAGCTTAGGGGCAACCACTAAAGGTAACCCGACGTACACATCTAAAGGCTCTGTCCGATCTGGGCGAGCATCCTTAAGGGACTGCGGGTCAACCACCTTCCTAAAAGGGCCTAATTGAGGCTGCTTGGGCTCAAATTCATCCGGACCCACTAAAAGTCCGTTCCATTCCTTTTTCATTAACCGATAAGGGTAACGAAAACCCGAACGGTCTGATATAGCCCACGCTTCTTTCCCTGCCGCATTTTTAGCCATTAACCTAACCTGTAATAGTCAAAACTAGGGGCTACGTTGAACGAAGACCGGTCCCGATCTTCCGTGGCAGCTCTGTCAAACTCTTCCTCATAGGACGCTTTTAACATTGCCACCCGATTCGGGGCCCGCTTTAGCGCTATGTAATACGCTAACCCTGCCGCTAGACACGGGTAAAAACGAAAGGGCAGGTCCATGGTGTTAGTATATACATCCGCGTCATCTATGCGAGTTAAAGCGTCATAATAGATCACATCGGTGTTGTTGTCCGGGACAGGCCAAACCTTGAGCTTCGGAGACACTTGTCTGTCCAAGAAGAACTGGTTTACTCGGCCTTGCGTAGACTTGTTTGGGATGCTTAAGTAGCCGTCTCGACTTAACCTGGTTAAAGAATAGTCTGTTCCAGACCGCCTTACCGCCACGGAAAGAACATCAATAACGTCGTTACCAACGTCGTACTCGCTCGTGCCGTCTACAACCGTAATAGTGCGCTGTTTAATGGTCCATTGGTTCAAACCACGGTTAGCCCAATCGGCAAGCAACAGGTTCAAAGACCGTTTGGCAGATTTAAGGTCGTACCCTGTACGAACTTCAAGCCCGCACCGTTCGTAGGCCTCTTCGACATACTCAGCAACGTCTAGCTCAAAATTAGTGCTTCCAGATGTAGTCATAACCCTTACCTACCTCGTGATCGGTGCTATTTAAGCGTTGCGTACGGCGCATTTACTGCCTTTTTTAACTTTGCCGCCTTTTTTCATTCGAGCCACCGGGGCAGCTACCACCAACATAGGCTTTTTCTTTTTCTTGACGTACTCCATGGGAACTTCTCTATCGCCTCGGCGCGCCAGGGGCTTCATGTTTTTGTTTGGCATAGTAACTCTCCTAATATATGGTTAGAGCTTAGTGGTAGAAAGTCGTTCAACACGAATGGTGTCGTAATCATTTAAGCGAAAGCCTGTTAACACGATGTCGGTGTCAATAAAGATGCCCGCCGCAATGGCTTTGTTTAAACCGGCTACGTATTCGTAGAAAGTTTCGTCGGTGTTCTCGTGCGCCAGATCAATAACAAACACCACGTCGTATTTCGGGTCAAACTGAGAAACACATGAGTACAGCGTTTGATAGCTTTTTTCCTGTATGAACAAGATCGCAACCCGGTCTTTATCCCACGCCAAACAATCATTCAAGTTGTCGGAGTCGTCGTAAGACCATTTTCTGACATCATCTACAATTGCAGATTCAATCGGATCGCTAAAAAAAGACTTGTTCATAGCTAAGCCAAAGCCTTATGTATCAAGGGCACTACCATAATCAAAGCCGCTAAGCCCCATATCTTTATGTCCAGCCCTTTTAGCGAATGTTTCTGATCCGCCAGTTTTTCTTCAATTCGCTGGTAGCGTAAATTACACTCCGCTTCATGCTTTTCAAGATTGGCCCAAATATCGGAATCTCTTGCAGGCTTTTGAAGTTTTTCAACATTGTTCATATTAAGCCTCGTTCCGTATGATCACTAACTCAAGGTTCGAGGAGATCTTCAGGTTAGCGTTCGCGCTGGAGCCTATTGCACGAACCTCCATGTCCGACTTTTCTGGAATTGCGATGGGGTATGTGAAGACCAATACTACGCTAGAGTTTTCCGCAGCAAATTGCTGTTGTGTCCGAAAAACACCGCCCTCTTCCCGAATAACCAGTCGTATCGTACCAAATTTATTGTTTGCTTCGGTCAGAGACGTTGTGTCGAACTGCGTTACATAGGCGGTATGCCCGGCAGGTACGGTGTAAACCGCCATCAGTGTCTGTTGTGACGCTACCGCGAGATAAGCGTATGTAACACCTCCGTTGGTAATAGACGCCGCGCCCGTGAGTGCTTGAGACCCTGAGGTAAACGCACGGAACACCCTCAAGAAAAGACCTGAAGTAGTGGCTGTCCCAGAACCCGCTAGGGTAACTGTTTCCGTCAGGGGAGCGTAGTCCGCATCAAGCCCCTGTACCTGAACCTGAACACCGTTGTCTGTTGCACCCGCCGCACTGGTAACAGACATCGCTACTGCGCTAGAGGGGTACGCATAAATACCGCCGAAATCCCAAACAGTCTCTTCAACCGCTTGGACTACAGGGTTGTACCCGAACTTAAAGACATTCGAGTGGCCCATAATTTGGCCGCGAGATACCTGAAGCCCGAAAGGCTCTGTGGCCCCGACTTGCGTTATAGATCTAATAGGATTAGCCATCGTTAAACCCCTAGCTATAAAAAACGGTTACAGAGGTACACGCTGTGAACACGGACACGTATATGTCCGAAACCCGCAAACCCTCGTCCGGAATGTTAACGGAATGAGTGTCGGAAGCGTTTAAATCCACGTCAATAGCTATCGATCCGCCATCACCGTCCGTAATTACAAGACGAGGAGAGCCTGTCGTGGTTTTTACTTGTAGCTGCCTAATACGTGCAGGGCCTACCGCAGCAGACCCCGTACCGGCCAAGCGTTTTGATTTTAAATCAGAACCTGCCATTATTTGACACCCCTAGTAGCTTTGGGCTTCTCCACGGCGGACACACTTTTCGGTGCAATCGGAAGAGCCTTACCTTCTTTATCTAAACCACGCAGCGCCAATTCATCGGCGCCAGGGGCGTTTTTTGGAATAAGTGACATGACCTACTCCTTAGGTGGCGGAAATGGTGGCGCCAGTGTCGGAACGCTTCCAGTTTGTGCCGTCGGAGAAAGCTAAGATGGCTGAGCCAGCAGCACCGTTAGATACGTAAACAACAGTACCGGCAATGCCTGCGGCGGAAACGGCATTTGCTACCGTGTAAGTTGGGACTTGGGTCGCGCCTACAACGTCGCCAATAAAGCCGTTGTTGGAGGTAACTGGACCAGAGAAAGTGGTATTGGACATACTATAAGCCTCACATGCGAGTTAAGGTAGAATCTGTCTGCATATCGTCAGTCGGGTCTGTCAGATTCACCGGATTTTTTCCCGATAAGTGCAAACATACCATTATATAGCCGTCTTTGTCAAGAACACGAAAAAAGGAGGCCGAAGCCTCCTTATTAGTGCAACACAGTAACCGAGTGGTTACGCGGCGCCGGGGGTGCCGTAAACAGAACGCCAATCGGAAACACCGAAAGAATAACGTTCACGGGCCTTGAAGCGCATGTTACCGGTGTCAAAGTCACCTTCCATTGCCGTTTTAATAGGCGAACGGTTGAAGTGCTTGAAGCCGTTAGGCGCGTCAGTCTTAATGAAGAAAGCGTCTGTGTCGGTCAAGAAGTGGTTTACCACTGCGCCGTCAGGAAGCATTCCCATAGACTTCATTGCATTGTTGTCGTTGTCCGCAGTACCAGAGCGCAGGTTCGAGTTGATAACTCGCTCTGCGATGAATTGAAGCTCTTTAGGGATAATGAGCTTCATGCCGCGAACAGCAATCTTCAAGCCACGCTCATCGGTCAAACCAGCAATATCAATTAACATCTGTTCCAACGAAGTTTCGTTGAGGTCGGCAGCAACTGCCAAGACGTTTGTTTGATTGCCAGAAAGTGATGGGTGGGCGGCTGAACACAAGGCAGCGCCATCGCCGATCGCATTAGTGCCAGTCGAGAACGCATTGTTCAGGATAGACGCTGCTTTGATCTGCTTAGTCTGGGCCATAGAGCGGGCCAGAGCCTTGGTGTAACGCGAAGCAAGACGATCGTAAAGATTGTCTTCCACGGCTTCTTCAGTGATGGAGAAGGCCAACGCGATTGTTTCGTGAGTGTAACGAGCGGTGTAAGTTTCTTGAGCGTCGTCAAAACTGATGGACTGGCCTTCATTTTTAACAGGTGCAGTAGAAAAACCACCAAGCATTACTTCTTCTTCAAATGCTCGGTCCGAAGACTCTTCATCAAAGATTTCAGAATGCTCGTTCTCGTAACGGTTGTATTCTAGGCCGAACAAGGCATTAAGGCCGGGTTCAAGCTCTTTCGCTAATTGTGCGCGAGAAATAGCCATTTAGTAGACCTCCTTATATGCCAGTTGTTGTCGCAGTAGTTTGAGAATCAAACCGTGCGCTAGTTGCATTATGGTGAGCGTTCAAACGAACGATAAGCGGGATACCAGCGGCTGCGAAGTCGGTGTTACCTGCGTCGTCCTGAATGCCAACAATGCGCAACGGCAGAGTAGCCGTAGTAGCAATGGTGGATACACCCAATGAAGCGGTTGAGTTACCTACGGTAGAGCCAGCGCGAGCTGAAGTACCCAGCGAAGCATTGGCGAACACGGCGGCTTGTGCCGTAGCACGGTCAGTCAAAGTTGCGTCGGACGAAACTTTAAACAACTGATTAGGGTTGTCGGCAACGAAGGCTTTAACCGGGTGGTTAGTGTCTACGCTTACAGAACCCGAACCGGGCCAATAACTGATCCAGATTGGTTTCTTAGAAACCGAATCGACATATTCAACGCCCATCAGGACACCAAGGGCGGGCACAGTGCCGCCCGCCGTATCACCAGCTTGATCAATAGTGCCCGCTGAAGTGGGTACACAGATTGAAAACTGGTAAATAGCATTGGTGTTGTTGGAAGCGATCTCATACTGGGTTACACCAGTAGAGTTAACGCCGCTGCCAACTATCCCGATAGGTCGAAGACCATAGGCAGTATTTTGATTTGCCATCTTAGTTTTCTCCTAAGGGGGCAGCCCATATCATTTTTGAGGGCCGCCAAAAGTTACACGAGATTGACGGTCAGGTCGACTGATCGTCATCGATGAATGTGCATTCTCTCTCATCATATCGTGATCCACTGCGTCCATTTGGTCCTTACTACGACTATTGAAGTAGTGTGTCCGCTCGGCAATGGTCTCATCTGGAATTCGAGCGAGAAGCAATCCGCCAACTCCAAACACACCTTGGTACTTACCTGTTTCAACTGTAGGGGATTCAAAGTCAGGGTACTCGTCCTTTCGGACCAACTCCCAACCTTCCCGTAATTTTGCGCTGACATTCTTCGTGTCGTCAAAGCCACGCGTTTCGGCGCGAATCCAACGATGTTTAAAGCCGTCAGGGGCAGGTGGTGCATCTAGCATAGACGGTGGGGCCCACGGCTTACGTACAGCCTGTTTGTCCCGAGTTTGGTTAGCGCGGGAAGCACGGTTGATAGCCGAACCATCAGTAGCATTTTTTCGTTCAGTCATACCTTGTTACTCCTTCACGTATTTCGCATATTCTTCAAGCGGCACACCCAATTTTTTCGCAATTGCGACTTGGCTCGGGGTGAGACGGACCTTTCTATTACTGCGCGCAGATGGGGCTCTTGAAGCTCCAATCACCGTCTGAGCGGGTCGTCTTTCGACGTTTTTTGCGACGCCCCCAAATTTATCGGAGATTCGTCGATCTAGCTCAGTATAGTAGTCTTCGCCCTGTGGGTCAAATCCTTCGTCTTCTACAAGCTTTTTATGTATGCCAAAGGCGGCATACGTCATCGCTTCGTCCGAACCAAACCATTCATTTCGAGACGCCCATTGCTCTGCCTTAGGGTCAGGACGCTTAGGCTGTTGAGCCGGCATCGGCTGACGAGCCTGGTGTTGCTGGGCTGCGGCCGCCTGCTGCTGTGCGGCAGAGGCTTGCTGTTGAGATCGATCAGATTGCGCTTTAGCTTGATTGGCACGATCCTGCTGGATAGCCAAACCGGTGAGTGCTCGTTGAGCCTCCACGGTAGCTTTGCTGTCACCCATGTCAATTGCACGAGCTAAATTTGCTTCGGCCTGGGAAATCTGAGTGTTTACGCGGTTGGTGTATTCCGTTACATAGCTGGTATCCAGCTTATTCATCCGTGCTTTAAGGGCTTGAGACTCACCCTGAACAGCTTGGGCGTAGTTAACCGCTTCTTGCTCACGCCTCTCTGCTTCACGCATCTTCTTAGTAAGACGGCTAATACGCTTTTGCGTGGACGTTTCTGCTTTGGAAAACTGGTCGTCAGAGCTTTCGTTATTATCGGACTCGCCGACAACGTCTATCTCTACTTCCGAAGCTTCACTTACATCTAGTTCAATTGAATTGTCATCATCTGACATAGTGCTCTCCTTAGTTTAGTTGATGGATGTCTTCGGGGTCCAGAATGGTTGAAAGAACTTCGTCATCGTTAAGAATCCGAACTTCTCCGCCATCTATTTGAAAGCGAGAGCCTGCATAACGGGCAAATATTACCCATTGCTTCTCTTCGCACCATGCGCCGGAAGGGAATTTAGTGGTATCTTTGTACGCCAAAGGGCCTACTTTAAGGACATAACCAACTTGAGTGGAGATGTGGTTCTTCTCGCTGGTCTCAGTCGGGATGAAGATTCCGCCCGTGGTCTTCTCTTTACCACGATAAGGGAGGATCAAGATGCGCCAGCCCGTAGGGTTAGGCATTCTGTCCAAAAGAGTCTTTCCAATAGAATCCGGGTTAAGGCGAGGCTTTTCCGCGTAAGCCGCAGCTAAGTTATCCGCACCGGTCACAGGATCGACAGTGGGCCTAGCAACTTCTTCTTCTTCAACGGGGGCCTGGAGCTTTGCTGCGGAGGCAGCAAGAGACAATTCTCGGTCTCGACTAGAGCTAGAGCTTTTCTTCTCGGGCTCCTTAAAGCGGGGTATTTCGGGTGATGCGGTCATATAGATTGTTCCTGTTTATCTAGCAGGCGTTTTAATTCCTGTTCCACGTGATTAAGGCTTTCTAGGTTTCCCATAAGCTCACGATATTGTTCCATAGATTTGACATTCCCAAATATCATTAGGTCTGTCACACCTTGGCGTCGTTCTCTCAGAATCCGAAAAACTGACTCTGCAACATAAAGTTCGTCCATTTACTTCTCGCATATAATCAAACAATGTCCGATATAATCCTATCACAACTTATATACGAAGGGCTAGGACAAACTATGCGATTATGCGATTTTCTCGAAATGTGGAGCATCTATAAAAGGTCGACGTCCCTGCGACCGTCGTATATCTATGTAAGCGTTCATTGCATCAGCCGAAGTCCCTTTGTAGGTCCGTAAATCTCCTTCGGACCACGCGGCGCCCCATTTAACAGCTACGCCCAATTCCTTGGCAGCTTTCTTCATAGCGTCGGCAATGTCGTCATACAAGTTAAGTTCCCAGACTCCCGCACTACCCACATAAGCCATCAGGTCCACGGCGTGAGAATAGCCGTCTTCCTGAGGTAAGTGCATAGAATTCATGGTCTGAGACCGCCCTGCAAGAACATGTCCTTCCTGTTCTTCCAGAGTTCGAGTGCCTGCAATACAACCGAAGTCTATCGCAGTCAATTCAATAGCCCGCTTAACCACGGCAACAAGATCAGGGTGAACCCCGTCTAAATTGCCTAGGCTGCGTTTTGA